AAAAAGGAATTAAGCCTAAACCTTTTGTAGAGCAAGGTTCTAATCCTCAGGATTTAAAAGATTTATTAACTAACATATCTAAATTAATAGGTAAAGAAGTAACAGTAGTATAATGGCAATAACAATACAATCAAGCCCAACGTCACCAACACCTGCCTATAATGAGAATTGGGTAGTTGCAACGTCAAATCAAACAATACAGCCTAACTTTTATTATACAATCGTTTTAACCGATGTAACAGGCTCTTATACATTTGATACTATCAAAGTAAAACCAGACCCTAACAATAGATTAGTAATGGATTTACAAGCGTATGTTCAACTATTAATGGTTAACTATATTCCCGTTAATTTGTACGGTTGGCAAAAATGCACTAATGCAACTAGAAAGTTTCGTTTTAATGTTGGTGAAACTTATGACGTTGCAACCGTACCAACTTACTTTGCAGGAGTTGATAAAGATTATATTACTTGGAATGCAGGAGTTGACAAACAATATATCGCCCCTTATTCACCTAACTACTTTTGTTATGATAGTTCAATACCTAATTTAGTTTACTTAACTTTACTTCCTAGTAAAACATACAAAGACCGCTCGCAATATCTTTATGTTTTATGTCAAGAAAATATAGGTGAGTTAAATAAGATTGATATATTTACTTACGATGCAGCCGGCTCTTTATTAGGTAACTATTCAATAAACAGACCAGATGCCGGAACGGGTTTATTCTCTGATAATTACGTTGCCATTGACGTTGGTTATAAAGGCTTGTTAGGAATAACAGCCCCATTTGTTACCGTTAATAGTGGCACATATCCTATCATTACTTCTAACGTTGCATCTTATGTTATTAAGAATGGTGACACAAATGATGTTATCAAAAATATAACAATAGAATGTAATCCTAAATTTGAGGTTTACACTTTACATTATTTAAAAGCTAATGGCTCTTATGAAACTTTACATTGCAATTTAGCTGCTACTTTATCGAGTAGTAAAACTACAACATCATTTAGAAAGAGTGGATGGTCATTAATATCTAACGTTATGACTTTAGATCCTGCTTTGAATAGCGAAAAGATACAATCAGTAACCATTCAAGATAAGCTACAATTAAATAGCGATTGGTTAACAGATGCTGAATTTGCCTTGCATAAAGATTTGTTTACTTCTACCGATGTACGCTTAGATATTGGCAACACAACAACTTACAAAGGGGTTAAGGTAACACAAACAAGTTACACTACTAAGAATACAGATAGACTAAGAAACTATCAAATTGATTTAGATTATACTCACCAAAACTTTAGACAGCGTGGCTAACATAAAAGTATTATTATATGACCAAGCTGGTGTTGAATACGACGTAAGTTATATTCAGGAAATACCTTTATCGTTAAGCTATTTAATAGCAGACGTTAAAGACCCTAGTAAAAGAAATACAACCTTTTCTAAAACAATAAACTTTAATTCTAAAGACGTAGATTTATTCTTTAGAGTTATTTGGAAACTAAACAGTACACTAACTACTTTTGACCCTCGATTAAAATGTAAGATAAAGTATTACGTTAATGAGGTATTGCAGTTAGATGGTGATTTGCAATTAATAAAAGTAATTGTTGACCCTGATAGTAAAACGGTAAACTACCAAACCACAGCAACGGGAACTATTGGCAATTTGTTTTTAGCCATTGGCGATGCTTACTTAACTGATTTAGATTTTAGTGCTTATAATCATTCGTTAACTAAAGCTAATGTAACAAATAGTTGGATTCCTGCAACAAGTGTAACGGGTGTTATTGGCTCTGGTTACTATTACGGATTAATTAATTGGGGCGAAAACCAAATACTAACTGATGTTGAATATCATGTTAAACACATGAGACCTCAACTATACAAGCGTGAGTACATGGCTAAGATATTCGCAGCCGCAGGTTATACATGGACTTCTACTTACTTAGATAGTGCATATTATAAAAGTCAATTAATACCACCAACAAAAGAATATCTAACGTTAGGAACGACGGGAATAGCTAATAGTCAATTCTATGCAAGGCGTAATTCAACACAAACAGGAGCTTTAATTAATACTGGTTATAGTACTTTTAGTAGTCAATGGGTTTCTTCAAGTTTTGCAAGTCCTGACGTTGTTTTATTTAATGAAGACAACGTAGCCCCTTATAACGATGCAGGCGGTAACTATGCAACGGGTACGGGTATATTTTCGCCAACAACAACAAATACTTTTATAATTGAAACGTTAATAGATTTTGAAATAGTTTTAACTAATAGTTTAGGAACGGCAACAAATGCTTACTTAAACGCAAATTCTTTTGTTACTATTCAAATAACACAATTTAACGGGTTCGCATGGAATCCAATAGCAACCTCTGCTTACACTGTAGGTAATACAGCTATGCCAACTTTAACTTCAAATACTTATCAATTATATGTTCAGTTACCATCTTGGGCGGCTTTAGCAACCGAGAATTATAGAGTTGAAGTATATGGAATTTTAAACTATGATTTATATACTGCCGCAGCCGTACCTGTAACAACGGGAATTACAACTGCAAAAATAAACATAAAAACAAACAGTACTTATGCCGCAAGGTTATTAAATAACAATATTACAGAGGGAGCAACATTAGAAGTTAACCAATGTATTCCTACCGAGGTTAAACAGATTGATTGGTTAATGACTGAAATAAAAGCGGCTAACCTTTACATGGTTCCTAATCCCGACAAGGCAAAAGATTATATTATTGAGCCACGTGATGACGGATTTTATACAGGTGAAGATAACTGGTCTGAGTTATTAGACTTTAGCAAAGATTATGAAGTATTGCCTGTTAGTGAACTTGACACAAAGCGTTATGAGTTTTGGAATAAACAAGATAGCGACCAATATAACGATGCCTACTTTAAACAATATAAACAAACTTATGGTTTTGGATATACCGATTGTGTTAGTGAATTTGTTAAGCCCGTTAAAAAGACTGAATTAATTTATGCACCTACTCCAATCGTAGATAATCAAGTTAATGGCTTAATACTACCTAAGATTTTTAAAAACGACAACGGAACTATTAAACCAATGAAGTCAGTAATACGCCAACTTTATAGAGGTGGTAATATTAATATGTCTTATGGCGGTTGGAAACTAAGAAGTTCTATTGCCGGTGATACGGTTTACAATTACTATCCATTCGTTGGTGAAGTTGATAATCCTTACACACCTACACTTAGTATAAATTGGGATACGCCACAAAAGGTTTATTACAATTATATTAATGCTACTTACACCAATAACAACTTAAAGAATAAATACTATTCTAAAATGATTAATCAGTTGAGCGATAAACGTTCGGCAGTTGTTAAGGCTTATTTTAATCTTAATGAATTAAAGGTTAAAGATTTTAGTTTTAGAAAAGTAGTTTGGGTAGATCATTTTAACTGTTACTTCTACATTCAAAACTTTGAGTACATAATGAACACTCAACAAAGTACTTTAGTTACGATGTTGAAGTTACAGGAATATGACACATGGCAGTCAAACACAATAGAATTACCAAACGAAGACCCTAGCGAATTAAACAGAATAGTTAACGGTAATTACTCTAATGGAATAAATAACACAAACAACGGTAACGCATCTCATATAGTTAATGGCAGGGGTAATTTTATAGCAAGTGGCGCAACGGATATTCAGTTAGATAATTGTACTAATGTAGTTGTTAACGGTGATGTAAGTGCTTTTAGAGGTATTGGATTAAGTAATGTTGTTATAACTAACGCAAGTAATAATTCAACAATAACAGCGCCATCACCATTTGTAATTGTACAAAACGATATTTATTTAGATGTTACTTATCATGGTAAAAAATTATTTATTGATGCTTCATCAAATGATATTACAATTTATTGGGATAACGCAAACATGGCAAATTGCGAAGTAACTATTGTAAGAGCCGATGCAAGTGCTTTCAATGTTTATATGAGTGATGTTGATGTTTCAACTAGCGTGATGGGGGTTGGCATTCCTGTTAATTTAGGAATGGTTGTTTATGATTCGTTTAAGTTTACAAGTTTAGGTTTAGAAATTTACGCAATATAAAATGGGATTTGTAAGAACAATAATAAGAAAAGCAGGAACTCTAATAGGCGTTAGACGTACTTTAAATTTAATAGAGGGGACTAACGTAACATTAACTATTGCGGATGATTCCGTTAATGATAGGGTTAATGTAACAATAGCGGCAAGTGGTGGCGGTAGTTTACCAACTCAAACAGGAAACAACAGTAAATACTTAACAACAGACGGCGTAAGTGCAAGTTGGGCAACGGTGTCAGCTTCTTTACCCGACTTAATAATAACTAAACAAGCCCCTGCATTAAACCAAACAATTACAGATGGTTATTGTGCATACTACTCTGGTTATTATGAAATAGCAAATACTAAATTTTTAGAAATAGGCATAAATTCAACTTTAGAAATAGGATAATTAAAAACATAAAACAATGGGATTAAAAATGACAAAAGGGGAAGCCCCCTCAACACCGGTAAGTAACAAAGTAGAAATTTTTATAGACAATAACAATAAAACTTGTAGTATAGATGACAAAGGCGTGATATCCGTTTTTAATCACAACGGATTAGATGAACGCAATATACTTGTTAACGGTGGGTTTAGTGTTCAACAAAAAGTTGCAGTAGCATCAACGGCTATTGCAGGAGTATCAACAACAACACGTGGTGGTGTAGTTTCAGATGCTTGGAGTGTTACAACCTCAGTAGCATCAAACTTAAACTGGCAGCAAGTTGATACTGGCTCTGCTCCTGAAACAGGTGTAAATGCACGTTATTATGGCTCTATAATTTCTGCTACTGCTGGTAAAAAAGTAATGCTGAGCCAATGGATATTAAATGAAGATATGCGTCACTTAGTTGGTAGAAAAGTAAGGGTATCAATTAAACATAATAAGAAAGTTGGAACAGACCAAACCTTTAAACTAGGATTAATTCAGTTAACAAGTGCAGGAACTATTGATACATCACCCGCTTTTTTAAGTGGCGCATGGTCTGTTACAACGGGTGTTGACCCTGCTTTTAATACTAACTTAACAGCTATCACACCAGATGCAAGTCCAACGGGAGAAAATGGAACTATAACAGGAAACTTTTTAAATGTAAACGTAGCCGCTGGTGTATGGACTAAATCAAGTTGTGTTTTTACCGTTCCAACTAATGCAAAAAACTTAGTAATGGTTTTCTTTAGTGATGCAACAGGCGGAACTACCGATAACGTATCAATAGCAGAAGCTCAGATAACTTTAGGAACTGAACTTGTCGATTATTTAGAACCACTTTTTTCAGAAAATATTAATAGATGTTTAAGACGTTACTGTAAATCATTTCCTTTAACAACTGTCCCTGCTGCATCAATAGCGGTTGCAACGGCTGGTAATGGTGTAACTGGAATAATAGGTAAAGCAGGAGCAACAGCATTAGCTTCTTTTATTAATATTCAATTCCCTGTTAGAATGTTTAAAGTCCCTGCCGTTACTTTATACACACCTGTTGGTGCTGGTGCAGTACCTTATAGAATAACCGGAACAACCCCTGCCGTTCAAACAACAGTTGCTCAAACAGGTGTTATGGATTATGGCTTAGTAGTATCTGCAACAGGCGATGCTAACGGAGCGATTGGTGATTTAGTAGGTGTTCATTATGCAGCAAGTGCTGAAATAGTAAATTAATCATGGCAGAAAAAACAGTAATAAGTATTGAGGTTGAGGGAACGGGCAAAGCCATTAACTCAATTAAAGAATTAAAAGCCGAATTAAAAGCGGCTCAATCCGCTGCCTTAAATGGTGATGGTAAAGCTGCTAAAAGAGTAGCTGAGTTAAAAGATAAAATGGATGACTTAACCGATTCCACAAAGTCTTTACAAGGTTCGGGAGTTGAAAGAATAACATCTGGATTTGATTTATTAGGACAAGGTTTTAAAGACTTTGACTTTGATAAAATTAAAACAGGTTTTAAAGGCTTAGGTTCTGCAATGTCTGCTATTCCTATCTTCTTACTTATAGAGGGTATAATGTTATTAGTTCAGAATTTTGAAGAAGTAGTTAAATTCTTTGGAATTGGTGTAACTGAAAGTGATAGGTTAACGGCTGCGTTAGAGAGACAAAAGAAAGTTAATGAGGGTTTATTTTCTGTTCAAGAAAACGCTATCGCTATAATGAAAGCAGAGGGTGCTAGCATGAAGGATGTGTTAGAAGCTACCGAAAAACTAAACTCAGCTAAAATTAAAGCGGCTAAGGATGACATTGAATTACAAAAGTTAAAAATTAAAGAGGTTTTTTTAAATGATAGTGTTACAGAAAGTTTACAAAGAACTGCGATAAGTGTTTTAAGAGCGCAAGGCAATGCTAGGGATGCTGACTTATTAGAAGCTAAAATTCAACAGGATAAACTTAAAAGAGCATCTGAGTTTGGGGATCAAATAAGAACGGATTTAATTACAATATCTAAGTTAGAAACTGAAACAAAGTTACAAACTATTGATGCAGAGAAAAAACAAAATGAAAGTTTAAAAAAATTACAAGGTGATAGATTAAAAGACAAAGCCGAAGCGGCTAAATTAGAGCGTGAACAATCTATTATAGATGCTGAGGAGTTATTTAAACAACTTTCTTTACACCAAGATACCGAATTAGCCTTAAGAAATAAAGCTCGTAAGGATGAGTTAGATGCCGAAAAAGCAGCACAAGAACAACAATTCCAAGATGGTTTATTTATTGAACAGTTTATAAAAGATCAAGCGGCTAAAGAAATTGAAATAGAAAAAACAAAACAAGCTCACAAACAACAAATTCAAATGCAAGCACTAAACACTGCTAGTCAATTAGTAGGTTTAGCAAATCAGCTAGCAGGCTCAAATAAGAATGTACAAAAAGCGGCATTAATAGCAGAAAGCGCAATAGGAATAGCTAAAATAATTATATCAACTAGAGCGGCTAATGCCGCTGCTAACCTTACACCACAAGCTATTGCAACAAGTGGGGCAGCTGCTATTCCTGTAATTGCTTTTAATAATATATCGGCAGCTTTAGGTATTGCAGCATCAATAGCAGCAACTACTAAAGCATTAGGTGCATTAGGTGGTGGCTCTGCTGGGGCTGCACCATCATTAGGAGCTACACCGTCCGCACCATCTATGCCAAGTGGCAATGGCACACCATCAATAGCAGCACCGCAACAAAACACTACAACCTTTACAGGAAACAATAACAACAACTTTAACCAACCGCCAATTAAAACATACGTAGTTGAAACAGATTTAAGAAATTCAACAAACACAATAGATAAGATTAAAGACCAAGCTACATTCTAAAGTAAACAAACTAAACAATTTAGTATTTAATAATTATGGAACTAATAGATTTAACAATCGAAGACGATGTAAAAGATGCAAGCGGTGTAACTGCCATTGCAACCGTAGATAGTCCTGCCATTGAACAAGGCTACTTTGCCTTTGGTTCTAACAAAGAATTAAAAACAATCCGTATTACTTGCGGCTCTCAAAAAGGAAACTTTGCAGCTCCTACAGGCGATAGACAAATACTTGCAGGTGCTTTAATGATCCCCGACATGGCTATTCCTAGAATAGACGAGAAAACTAAAAAGGAATATAACGTTAAATTCTCATCTAAAACTATTGAGCAAATAGTTAAGAAACACGCTAAGTTAAGTTATGCCAATAACGTTAATCAAATGCACGATAACACACGCATGATTAACGATAGCTACTTATATCAATCGTTTATTATTAATCGTGCTATGGGTGTTAATCCGCCTTTAGGACAAGAACATTTAGTTGACGGTACTTGGTTTGGTTTTATTTACATAGGTGATAAGAATGTTTGGGACGAATATATTAAGACTGGTATTTATACCGGCTTTAGTGTTGAGGGTAATTTTTATGAAAGTGTGGCTACTGAATTAAGTGATGAATTTTGCGCCCACTTGCTAAGTGTAATTTTAGAGTAAACAAAAATAAATCTTAAGTATTTAATAAGTATGAACGATAAAAAAACATTTAAAGATTTGGTAAACTCAATTTTATCACCTGAACAAAAGGAAACTTTTGCAAAGGCTTTTAAATTTGAAACACCAATTCCAGTTGTTGAGCCAGTTAATAACGCTGAGCCTGAGACTGTTCCGCCTGTAGCAGGTGAGATAAAAACAAAAGATGGTACGGTTGTTAAATACTCAACACCAATGCCAATCCCTAACGAAACAATCGTAACTGTTGTAACTCCTGATGGTGAGCTTCCTGCTCCTGCTGGTGACCATGAATTAGAAAATGGTGATAAAATTACAGTTGGCGAAGCTGGTCTTTTATTAGAATACGAACCTACTGAAGTTGTTGAGCCGGTTGCACCTGTAACTCAAGAAGCTATGGACGCTGCGGTTAATGACGTTAACGCTAAATTAGATTTGGCTAACAAAACTATCTCGGCTTTAGTATCTCGTTTTGATGCTGTAGAGAAAGACAATACAGAGTTAAAAGCAACTTTAGCAACATTCTCAAAAACATTTACTGACTTACTAAGTACGCCAATGGCTAACCCTATTGTTACACCTGAGCGTTCTTTTTCAAAGCAAGATAAAATGTTTAGCAAATTAGGATTAAACAAATAAATATAAACAAATAAAAAAAACAAAATAAAATGGGATATTCAATAACAGCTCCATCGTATGTAGAGCAACCAGAACAACTGATTTATCAAAAACTTTTCTCAGGTTCACCAACAATGGACTTAGTGAAAAACAAACAGACTGGCATTAAGTCGTCTGAAACTATTAACGTGGTTAACACTCGTGGTGTATTTCAAGCTCAATCATGTGCTTTTAACGCATCTGGTTCAACTACAATTACTCAACGTACTATCACAGTAGGTAAAACTAAAATTGATATGCTTTGGTGTGAGCGTGACTTAGAGCCGTATTTCACTCAAAAGAAATTAGCTGCAGGTGGTGATTATGATTCTTTAGCTTATAGCAAAGAAATTATCGACGACACTATGCAACAAGCTAAAGAAGATATCGAAATTGCTTTATGGCAAGGTGACACAACTTCAACAAACGCTTACTTAAATCGTTTTGATGGATTTGTAAAAATTATCGGAGCTGCTACAATCGGTGGTACTTATTCAGGAACTGCATGGTCTGAAGCTAATAGCCGTACTGTTATCAAAGGTTTAGCTACTTTAGTTATTGCTAACAATGACGTTTACCAAGGTAACCCAACTGTCAAAATGTTAATGTCACCTCAAATGGCTGCAACATACCGTTTCAAATTACGTACTGATAACTTGTTTAATACAACAGGTGAAGAAAGTAAATTGTATGCTGAAGGTGCAAACATTGAAATCGTTGAAGTTGCTGGTTTATCTGGTTTAAATTACATCTACGCTATCGAGCCTGAGAATATGTATATTGGAACTGACATGGCAAACGAAGAAGAGAAATTCAAAGTTTGGAAATCAGATGACGATCAAAACTTAAAGTTCCATGCTGAGTGGAAACTAGGAGTACAAGTTGCATTCCCTTCAAGAGTTTACAAGTATTTAGGAGTTTAAATAAATTGAGGGGTAATTAAGTTTACCCCTCTTAATTAAAAAAAATATAAAAACATGGCATTATCAAGTTGCCCGATAACATCGGGAATAGCAAGAGATTGTAGAGATGGCTCACCCGGACTTACAAACGTTTATGCCGTAGAATTTTCTAACTATACACAAGGAACTATTACCGCTGCAAGTGGTAGTATTACTAACGTAGCTTCTTTTTTACAAACAGGTAAAAAGATGTGGGGTTTTGAATTTGACTATGGTAAAGCGAATGAGACTGAGGTTTTAACCGCTAATACAAACGGAACATTAATGAATGCAATTACTTTAAATTTATACATTCCAAAGAAACAAGCTGCAGTTGCTCAACAAATTTTATTGTTAGCAAAGCAAGATACTATTTGGATGGTTAAAGATAAGAACGGTGCATTCAGATTATTAGGTCAAGAGTTCGGAATGAGAATTACAACTGCAACTGCTGCAAGTGGTGCAATGGGTAATGATGATTCTGGATATACAATAGTGTTAACAGGTGAAGAGAGAACGTTTGCAAACGTTGTGCCAAACGCTTTAGCTGCTTTACTATTGATACCTGCTTAATTAACTTCTTAAAATATAAATGTAAGACCCACCCTGTAAGGTGGGCTTTTTTATTTAGTAACATTTGTAACTTTTTAGTATTTAATAAGTATATGATGCAATTAATAACAGGGGCTAATACTATTGATATTTCGGTAACGGAAAATTCAACTATTGCAAATCCTCAATTTGTCTTTGTATTCATTAATGATAATACAGGTCGCAAAGTAGCGTGTACAAGTACTTACACTAACTTAGATAATAACAAGCAACGTTTTGTTATAACCGTTGGAGCTTCTGTTCCGTTAACTGGCAGCGTTTTATTTGATGACTATGGTAGTTATTCATTCTACGTTTATCAATCGGCTAATGCAGCCTTATTCAATTATGCAAATATAAATACAACAGATATTAGAACGTTAACAGGTGAAGTTGGAAATGGCAAGGCGTGGTGGAAAGCACCCTCAGTAACTAATATTTATTATAAAGATGTAAGAACATCAATCGTAACAAATGGGCAATAATATAACACAGGTCGGTAACCTTTTACAAATTGAATTTGATAGCTCGTTTCAACCTGCTATCAGAAAAATGTCGGGTGGCAAATATCTACAATGGGGTGAGCATAACTCACATCCTAATTACTTATTAGAACTATACAATAGAGATGCCGTTCACGGTGCTATTATAAAGGCTAAGGCTGACCATGTTTATGGACGTGGCTTATGTTATGACGAAAGCAAATTAACTTTAGCACAACAAGCGCAATACGATAAATTCTTATCACACGCTAATCGCTTTGAAGATTGGAACTCTTTATTTAGAAAGAACGTAACACCATTTGAGATATTTGATGGTATTGCTTTACAAATAGTTTACGATTTTAACGGTAAAATAGCAGAAGTTTATAACCAAGAATTTAGCAAATTTAGACGTTCACCCGACGGTAAAACTCTTTTCTATTGTGAGCAATGGGTTGACGATAATGGATGTGTAAATGACCAAGCACATAAGCATAAATCATTTATTGAATATCCTATTTTTAATCCTAACATTAGAACAGGAACTCAAATACTTTACTACAAAACAGAAGTAATGAGTGCAATGGAATTTGGCAATATTTATCCAGCACCAAACTACCAACAAGGTTTACAAGACATTGAAACAAATATTGAGATAACTAACTTTAACTATTCACATTTAAAGAATGGAATGTTTGCAAGTGCTATGTTATCTTTATTCAATGGCGAGCCAACTCAGGAAGAGCAAAGAAAATACGCTAAATTCTTTGACCGTAAATTCAAAGGTAGTTCTAACACCGGTAAAATGATGTTTAACTTTGTTGACAAAGGCGGTCAAAAAGCTGAGTTAACAACGTTTTCACAAAGTGATTTAGATAAAATGTTTGAGCAGGTTGCTAAACGTTCACAACAAAATATCTTTACAGCCCATAGAACAGATCCTGCTTTAGCAGCTATTTTTGATGGCTCGGTTAACATTGGCGATAACACTATTTATTTACAAAAGTTTGAAAGATGGTTGTTTAGTTATATTGAACATAGACAAGAGATACACTTAAATATTATTAAAGATTTAGCAGCCGTTAACGGTGTTGATTTATCTTTATTAGAAATAAAACAGAAACAACCTGCTAATGTTGATTTACCTTTTGATACTGCTTTATTACAATCACTATTTGATTTAGATACTTTACGTGAACATTACGCTAAAAAGTTAGGTATTGATATTAAAGATAAAGTAACGGTTGATGGTGATATGGCAGACATTCCAGAAAACCAAGTTAATAATCATATTCAAAAAATGCCAGCTAAACAATGGCGAGATTTAAAAAACTTATTAAAATCAGTAAGGGACGGTAAAACAGAAAAAAGTATAGCTATATGGAAGCTTAAAACTTCATATAATTTAACAGACCAAGATATTAATGTTTTATTTGCAACACCAGAAGCACAGTTTAGTAAGTTTGATAAGTTGGTTGATATGACTGATTTTGTTTTAGAATTATTTGAAAAAAATAGTTTAGAAGATAATGACGATGAAATTATAAGCGAAGAGTTTGTTTCATTTGAAAATAATACGGAAGCTTTTAAGTTTGAGTTTGAAAAACATAAATTTGTAACGGATACAGAAAAACAAGTATTAGATTTATTAAAAGGCGCACCCGAAACAACACCTGAAAAGACTGCAAAGATTTTAGGATTAGATGTTGAAACGGTTAAGAATATAATTAACAGTTTAGTTGTTGCAGGTTTAATATCTACAATAAACAATACAATAACTATCACGCCTAAAGGTTTAGAAACTAACACACCAACTATTGAAACGGAACTATACACCGTTTACAAATATGTAAAAAGACCAGATGCTCCCGATTTAGTACCCGGCGGAAAGTCAAGGGTTTTTTGTCAAAAAATGCTTTTGTTAAGTAAAATTAGAAGTTGGACTAGTAATCAAATAGATGATATAAGCAATGCCTTTGGAGACGATGCTTGGTCGTTTAGGGGGGGTTGGTATTCCGAGCCTAAAAAAGATGGCGGTAAAACTACTAAATACTGCCGTCACATTTGGAAAGCAATAACTAAATCAAGAACTAAGAAATAATGGCAAGTTTATTAATATCAGAAAACTATCTAAAGGAATATACCAACATAAATAAAAATGTTGATATGACCATCTTAACACCAATTTTACAAGAGGTGCAAGACTTTTATATTATTCCTTTACTTGGAACTAATTTATATAACGAAGTATTAAACCAAGTTACCACATCAACGGTAACCGTTTTAAACCAAACGTTATTAGATTTAGTTGTGCCTTGTATGTTACACTATGCTAAAATGGAGGCTATGCCGGACATGAAGTATAGGCTAATGAATAAAGGCGTAATGATTAAGAATAGCGAAAATTCTAGTGCAGCCGATTTAGCCGAGATTCAATTCTTAATGGATAGGTCTAAAAATAAAGCAGAGATTTACGCACAAAGAGTAACTAACTATTTAAACAGATATGTTAGTAGCTATCCTTTATACATTAGCAATGTAGAGCGTGATGAAATAATGCCTAATAGAAACAACTTTACAAGCGGCATTATGATTGACGATAATGACTGCGATGATTGTTATAAATATTTATATAAATAAATGGGAATCAAAAAAGAACATATTAAGAAATTAGAACAATTCGAGAAAGCAAATGTTAAGCCAAAACCAACTAAAACAGTTATTCAAAGACAAACAAACAAACCACAACCAACTAAGTAGTGGTACTTTTTTGTTTGATAGAGTGCCTGAGTTTGGGGCTGCTAATGAAATAACATACCCTTTAATGGGTGTTACTGTTAATCCTGTTACATTAGACATTAACATACATTCGTCATCTTTTGCTTTTGTATTTTTAGATTTAGTACACCAAGATAACAGAAATATGGATGTGCTAATGAGTGAAATGCAAAAGGTAGCTTTGGAAGTATTCTCGCAAATTAGATCGGATTTACAAACTATTTATAATTGTACAGTAAATGAAAGTATAACCTTAGAACCTTTACAATCGGTTTACGATGACGACGTAAGCGGGTGGGGCTTTGAATTAAATGTAGTTCAACATTATGACCATTCAACTTGCACAACACCTAATAATAACACCGCTGGTTTAGTTTCAATCTTAGACCAAAACGGAAACGTAATAGCAACACTTAATCCTAATAGTACTTACACGGTTGAGGTATTGCAAGAAATAATACAAACATTAACAGACCCTGCACCTGCAACAATTATTCAAACTTTATAAATGGCAACAGTAGAATTTAGATACGACCCAAAGAACACAGCATGGTTTACCGCTAACGCTGCAATGGTATTAAAAGCGGGTGAGCCTGCCTATCATGATACGACTGGCTTATTTAAGTTAGGCGATGGTGTAACGGCTTTAAGTGCCTTGTCTTTTTTACCAACGGTAAGTGCGTCAACTCCAACTATTCAACAAGTATTAACGGCTGGTCAAGTTGCAACAACAACAATAGAAACAACAGGCTTTGTAAAAACGGGCGGTTTATCAACTCAGTTTTTAAAAGCGGATGGTACTGTTGATAGTAATGTTTACGGTGTTGGTAATGCTTTAACATCAAATCCTTTAAGTCAATTCGCAGCAACAACAAGCTCACAATTAGCAGGTGTAATAAGTGATGAAACAGGAAGCGGTGCTTTAGTTTTTGGAACAAGCCCGACTTTTACAACAAATATAACTACGCCTTTGATTGTTGGAGGTTCGGCTGTTGGTTCGGTAATACAATATAAAGGAACAAGTGGAGTTGGAACATCAACAGTAGCTGCTCATCAATTTTTAGTAGGTAATAATGGGGCAACTACTGCTATGAATATTCAGAACAATGGCAATGTATATATACCAACTGGTGGTTTAGCTGTTGGTGGTGGGTTTAGTGTAGTTCCAACGGGAGCTGGTTTTGAATTAGAATATAGCGCACCAACTGCATTTGTAACCGCATACAATAGAACTGGCGGTGCTTGGATTCCGATGACTATAAGAGGTGCTGCATTAACTTTTCAAAGTTCTAACAATACAATAATATCTTCAACCGCAACAGGTACGGCTTTAACTTTTAGTGGCGCAACGTCTGCTGCAACTGCAATAACAAATTTCACATTTAACGCAACCGCAAACACAAATCAAACATTAGGCACTAACATCCCCAACTTTAAAATAACAGGAGCTAACAAACAATGGGCTACGGGTGCTTTAGCAACACAATACTTCAATTATTTTACAGCCAATACGGTTAGTTTTGTTGGTGCAAGTACTGCTACAAATGTGTATAATTTGTTTTGTGAAAGCCCCATAGCAGGAGTTAATGCGAGTATAACTAATAGATATGCTGCTGGGTTTGATGGGGATATTAGAATAGTAGGTAATGGGGTAGGAACAACAAATCCGTTTAGGATACAAGGTTATGTTTCAGCTCCTGCTAGTTTAACTGCATTTTATACTGCCGCCACTCCATCGGCTATAAATTATAATATAGTTTTTGATCCTACTTACACAATCGTAGGTGGCACAGTCGGTTCTTATTTTAGAGTAAATAATGTTACTAATATGCAAGTATTAAATACAGGAATAACAGTAGGATTAACAACTTCTCAAAAAATATCTTTTTGGAACGCTACACCAATAGTACAACCTACAACGGCTGTGGCTGCTGCTACCGTTGTAAGCGGAACAGGCGGAAACGTTAAGCACGATGATACTTTTGATGGGTACACACTTGAAAAAATAGTAAGGGCTTTAAGAACAATCGGATTGCTAGCATAATTTTATTATATTTACAGCATGAAAACAGATAAAATAGAAGTAGTTGAGGAAGTTGCAGCAACCGACCCAACACAAAAGAAAATTGAAGACTATTCTACAACTGAATTAAAAGCATTAGTTTATGATTCACTTGCTACTATTGAAGCCCAACAAGCTAACATTAAATTCATAAATGAGGAATTAAAAAAACGTGGGTAAATTATTAATCATATTTTTGTTATCGTCTATTTGTGTTAAGTCGCAGATAGACGATAAAACAAAACATTTTTACGCTGGTTTTGGAATTACAGTACTAACAGCCGAAGTTACTAATCAAATGATTGACAAACCGTTTCTAAGTGCTTTAACGGGCTTTGTAGCCGGTACAACGGCAGGAATATTAAAAGAGGTTGTTTGGGATAGAAAGATGGATAATGGCGTTTATTCTAATAAAGATATGGGCATGACTATTTGGGGCGCAGCTTGCGGTGCTTTAGTTATTAGAGTAAGATTTGATTTACAAGATAAAAAGAAAAATAAAGCACTATATTATTATGAATGAGGTTTCTAAATTAAGGTTTGAATTTAAAGAAGTTGCTTATATTGTTGCGGCTGCAATAGCTTATTTCACTCAACTATCTATTTTGTCTAATAAGATTGAAATCTATAAAAGCAAAAGCGATCTAACTTTTCAAGCGCATGACTTTAGAATTTCAGCTTTAGAATTAAGCTTAAAAATTAACAGTTTTCCTAAGCAAGTTGCAACATTGCCAACAAGTCCAACAATAAAAGGAGAAGATGAATAATGAATATTAGTGAACACATAACATTAGAGGAGGCAATATTAAGCCCAACAGCTTTAAGATTAGGCATAGATAACAAACCTAATAATGCTCAACTTAATAACATGGAAAAGGTAGCAGACTTTTGTTTTGAGCCTTTACGTAAATGGTATGGCAAGCCTATTAAAATTAATAGTTTCTTTAGAAGTGAAAAACTAAATAAGGCAGTTAAAGGTTCTAAAACTTCGCAACATTGTACCGGTGAGGCAATGGATATTAGCGCAGGAAGTAAAGAAGAAAATAAAAAGTTATTTGATTGGTGTAAAGCTAATTTATATTTCGATCAATTAATTAATGAATACGATTATAGCTGGGTGCATATCAGTTATAAAATGAGTGGAAATAGAAACATGGTTTTAATAATTACATAATATGCCTTTACCAAAATTCATAACAAACATATTAGCAGGAGGTGGCTCTAAGTTAATAGAAACAATTAGCAATACAGTTGACGAATTTACTTTATCTAAAGAAGAAAAGGAAGCTATTAAATTAAAACTAATTGAGGAAGCTAATAAACACACTCAGTTAATGGAAGTTGAATTAACTAAGCAAATGGATATTGAGCAGAAAGAAATGGACTCAGCTCGTAAGCGTGAAATTGATATTGCGACAAGTGATAAAGCACCTTTATTAAATAAAATCATTACACCTATATTAGCCTTGTTAGTTTTAGGCAGTACCTTTATATTTTGGTACATTATTATATTTAAAGATTTAGAGCCACACAAAGAAGTATTAGTAAGCGGTATAATTGGCAGCTTAACAACTATTTCAATGGGAGTGATAGGTTATTACTTTGGAAGTTCAATAGGCTCTAAAGACAAACAAACGTTATTAGACAAACTAAAATAAAAAAACCTAGCTTTCTTAGGGCTAGGCGTTTTAGGTGGGATGCTTTTAGTTAAGTAGTTTTACTCAGCACAATAAATGCATTTACTTTTAATTTCTATTAATTGTGTATTAGCCTTTAAATATTGCGTACGGTAATATAGTATATCTTTATTAGCACGATCTAATTTAGCCTGTAATATAACAGTTTCTTTTGAATTGCCAGAGCAACTTGTTAACGCTAGTATTAGTATTAAGTATTTCATAACACTATCCCTCAATTAGTCTTAATTCGTTGTAAATCTCACTATACAAAAAGTAAATAGTTTTGTACAATTCTGCAACGTCTAAACCGTGACGGCTAAACTTCTTAGTAATAGGCTCTAAACCTTTCTCAACAGAATAGCAAGTAATTACTATCTCATCTGTTTTAAAATCTATCTCTACTCTAACCTCTTCGCATAAAGTTGATAGTGAATAATCGCCCTGATCTTCATTATAGAATATAGCATGAACAGCTCCTGTTATGTATTCCGTGTTATTGTGTAGTGTTATCATATTTGTTTGGTTTTTAATTATACGTCAAAGATATAGTATTAATTTGATATAATAATACATTATTTTTACTTTTAACAAATTAATTTGTAACTGTTTGATAATCAAAGCAACTAATTTATTTTGTTAAAAATGTAATTATTTATTTGTTTATTGTAAAAATAGTATTTATATTTGTGCCATGCTAATAACATTAAACGAATTTGCAAAAATTCACGAAGTAAGTGTTCAAGCCATTAGATGGCAAGTGAAACACAATAAAATTAAAACTACCACTAAGTATGGTAAAGTTTTAATTAACCATAATATCAATTATACACCAATTAGAGGGAGGGGCAGAAAATGATACAACTATTAATCTTTATGGCTTTATTTAGCTTTGGGTTATTAATCCTTACCATGTGCTACCCTCACATTGGAATAGTTATTCACGATGCCATTGCTCACTACTGGCATAAATACATTATGAGAAAATGATATGGATTGCAGGAGTAAGCATAGTAACGCTAGGCGTTATTAGTTACATGATTAAAGATAATGAATATGATGAATGGACTAAAAATAAAAACAAATGAGACTATACACTAAATACAACTTTGATAAATTAGAACTTAATAGGGCTACATTTATACGTGGCGTTTGCCAAAACATTAGAGTAAGCTCAAACCATTACTCGGAAAAATACAACGTTAAATTTAAGATTAAGAAAGTAGGCGATGGTGCTATGGTTACTTTAATTGAGGGTGTACAGCCTTTAATTAAAGAACGTCAAACTAGGGAGATTGAAAAGGATAACTTTATGACTAAAAGTGATATGGTTATTAAATTAGATCGTAGTCAAATTGAAACTTTAATAGCACATAGAAATAACCTAGACTACCGGGTAATTAATAACATTGACTTATACACAGATAAATGTGTGTTCTTTGAAAAGTCAAGGGAAATAACTAAATTTATAAATTCAAATCAAAACATAAAATAAAACAAACATGGACATCCAAGGAACAATCAAAGAGGTATTCGCAACCCAAACAATTAGCGAAAAGTTTAAAAAGCGTGAATTTGTACTAACGACAGACGGAAGTACACCGTACCCAAACCATCTATTAATTCAAGTTACTAATGCAAAATGTGACTTATTAAATAGCTATTCAAGTGGGGACGAAGTAACAGTTAGCATAAACTTGCGAGGGCGTTTATACGAAAACCCAACTAAAGGAACTCAGTATTTTAATAGTATTGAAGCATGGGCTATAAAAGGTGTTAGTCAATTTACTAAACCAGCTACAAACGTACAGGCTGAAAATCATGCTTTTGTTAATAACTCTAATAAAAATGATAATGATGATTTGCCGTTCTAAATATTATTAGTATATTTGCAGTAAGTTAAACAAGAGTAGAGACTTGTTATTCATAACTAAACTATTTAAAACCTAAGCGGGTGCGGTTTCTCTACGCCAATCCTGCTTAGGTTTCTTTTTTAAAACAAAACAAAATGAAAGACTTAGTAAAAATTCAAACAGAATTAAAAGTTCCTAAAGGTAACTTTAACAGCTTTGGTAAATACAAATACAGAAGTTGTGAAGATATTTTAGAAGCTGTAAAACCAATCTTAAACAAGTATAACGCTACATTTAGCTTAACTGATGAAGTTATATTAGTTGGCACTAAACTATTTGTTAAAGCAACTGCATCTATTCATATTGGACAAGATCATAATTGGACTTGTGGCTTTGCAGAATTAGCAGAACATAAAGGAATGTCACCAGAACAAGCAACTGGAACTGCATCAAGCTATGCTAGAAAATATGCCTTAAATGGTTTATTTTTAATTGATGAAACAGAGGCGGATGCTGATAGTCAAAAACCTGCACCAGTTAAACCAACTTTAAACGCTCAACAATTTGAAGCTATAATTAACACTATTACAAGTGGCAATAAAGACAAGGTAATTGAAGCGTTACCAAAATATACAATCTCAAAAGAATTTCAAACCGCTATTGACTTAGCATTAAAAAATAATTAAGATGGAAGCTAAAACTAAAAAACAATTAACATTATTAACTAAAGAAATAGATGCTGCCTTATTAGCGATAGATAAATATGGAGATAATATGTTTGCTTTAGGCTATGCTATCGGAACAATAAAATCTATTCAACAAGATATTGAAACACTAATAAATCTAAAAAATAATTAATTATGAAAGTAGCATTATACCAAATAGAACAGGAATATTTAAACATTGTACAATCTATAATAGATGCAGGTGGCGAAATAACAGAGGAGCAGGAAACTGCCCTCTCTATTTCTAAAGAACAATTACAAAATAAAGGCGTTTGTTATGGCTTTATTGTAAAAGAATTAGAGGGCAATATAGATCTAATTGATTTAGAAATAAAGCGATTACAGGCATTAAAAAAACCTTTAGTTAATAGTATCGATAGACTTAAAAATAACCTATCACAAGCCATGCAAATGTTTGATGTAACGGAATTAAAAACACCGCTATTAAAGATTAACTTTAGAAAATCAGAATCTATTGAAGTTACAGATATTGACTTGCTAGATGCAGATTTTGTTAAAACAACTATAACTAAAGCAGCCGATAAAATAGCGATTAAAGAAGCTATTAAAAGTGGTGAAAATGTGCAGGGGGCTATTTTACAAACTAATTTAAACCTACAAATTAAGTAATGGAAAAACCAAATTTATTAGTTACATTTAGCGGAGGGGAGACCTCCGCTTTTATGGCGCAATGGCTTTTTAAACATAAAAATAATGAATATAACATGGTTTTTGTTTTCGCTAATACAGGACAGGAAAGTGAACCTACATTAGAGTTTATAAACAATTGTGAGAATGAATTTGGTTTTAAAATTAATTGGATTGAATGTGTTGTAAATAAAGAAAAAGGTAAAGGCACTAGACATAAAATAATAGATTTTAAATCAGCAAGTAGAAATGGCGAACCATTTGAAGATGTCATTAAAAAATACGGATTACCCACAACTAATTTTTTACATTGTACAAGGGAGTTAAAATTATCCCCTGTTAAATCTTTCGCTAAAGAGTATTTTAACGGTCAAAAATACTTACTCGCATTAGGTATAAGGAGTGATGAATTTGATAGAATGAATCCCAATTATAAAAAATTAGGTATTATTTACCCATTAATCCAAAAAGATTTTATTCCTGTTACAAAAAAACATATAAATTTTTATTGGAAACAAATGCCGTTTAGATTAAACTTAAAAGGTTATCAAGGGAATTGTATAACCTGCTATAAAAAAAGCGATAAAAAGCTATTTCAAATAGCTAAAGAAACACCATCGGCATTTGATTTTTTTAAAAGAATGGAGTTGTTATATAGCAAAGGTTATTCTATATTTAGAGGTTCTAGAAATGTTGAAGATATTTTAAGACAATCTAAAGAGTATAACGGAAAAGTTAACAACGACAACGAAGATTCAAATATACAATTAGACTTGTTAAATGACTCATGCGAGATATTTACGGAATGCAAATAACCTATAAATTAAGTAATGGAAAAACCAATCCTGCCAAACATGATCGTGCTAAATGATAGCACGGTCATTTATAAAGGCAAAAAATTAAAGCCAATATGTTTAACCATATCTCTAATAAGGGATAGTAAAAAAGTGAAGGAATAGTATGGAAATGATATACTTAATACTTAGCCAGTTTACATTTAGTTTTAGTAGAACTTTAAATGTAAGATATACGGCAAAAGAAAACGTATTAATGGGTATTATAACATCTACATTAATAAAATTAACATGGCTTGTTAGTAGCTCAATAGGTGTAAAATCTGTTATTGATGGCGATGTAAAAATGTGTATTGCTTATGTAATAAGCGGATTAATTGGTGATTATTTATCTTATAAAATAAAAATAAAATGAAAGAAACAATAGCAGTTTGGTTTAGTTGCGGAGTTGCAAGTGCAGTAGCAGCTAAAAAAACTATTGAAAAGTATGGTGAAACTCATAATATTTTAATAGTAAACAACCCAGTTAAAAACGAGCATCCTGATAATTTAAGATTTTTAGCTGATGTTGAAACTTGGTTAGGACAAAAGATTATTAAAGCCACTAATGATAAATACCCAAATGCTGATATTATAGAGGTATTTGATAAGGTTAAATATATTAGTGGTGTTGCAGGTGCGCCTTGCACAAGGGAATTAAAAAAGGAAGCGAGATACCAATTTGAAAAGAAAAATAAAATTGACTGGCACGTTTTAGGGTTTACCATTGATGAATGGGAAAGGCAAAAAAGATTTAATACAGGCGAAAGAGGAAATACAATACCTGTGCTAATTGCTGAATTATTAACTAAACAAGATTGCTTTAAAATAGTTGAAAAGGCTGGGATTAAATTGCCTTTAATTTATTCGCTTGGTTATCCAAATGCTAATTGTATCGGGTGTGTAAAATCGCAAAGTCCTACTTATTGGAATTTAGTTAGAAAAACTTTTCCAGATGTGTTTGAAGAGCGTGCAATACAGAGCAGAAGAATAGGTTGTAAACTTGTTAAATTAAAAGGTAAAAGAATTTACTTAGATGAATTATTAGAAACTGATAAAGGCGGTAAAATTAAAAGCTAGGAATGCGGAATTTTTTGCGATACTAAATAACAAATAACCTATGACCACAGACGAGATAAACAAACTAATCGCTAAGGAATATCAAAGCCTTAGCGATTTAGCTATTCAAAAGAATAACAGCTATAATGGCTCAATCTTTAATCCTGACTGGATAATTAAGCCATCAATGGAACTAACTAAAAAAGATATGATTGAATTTGGAATAGCAGCCAGAGCAAACGATAAAATTAATCGTATCAAAAGCGCAGGTTTAAAAGGCTTTGATGAGGATAATCTAAAAGACTTAATAGGCTATCTTATACTGTTTCGTATCGCTCAAAGTCTAAAGGAATAGTTGTTTATTATCCACAATAACCCTATATTTGTGGTTCATTATCAACATCGGGAATAGGCAGACTTTCATAATATTCATTTAACTTTGAATAAATAACTTCTGGTCTGCCGGGTGAATAAACCAAATCGCCATTCTCAAATACTATCTCGGTGTAATATTTCTTATTAGTTTTACCTTTAGGAATAAACACCTTTGGGTTTAATTGCGTAATTGTATTTCGAGATAAACAAAAGTAACCAATAGTTGTTTCGTAGTCATCTAATAAACCTTCGTTTAAAAGCCTTATTTTATCAAGTTCATCTATTTCCTCATCCGTATTAAAAGCTGAGTTTATAGGGTGAATTATTGATATTGAGAACCATTGTAGACTATCCATTGTATTAAAATTTATGTGTTAATCTCATTATTTTTTAAGTATTCAATTGCACTACTTAGTATTTTTACGTCGTCGTTAAGTAGCCCTATTCCCCTATTACATTTATCACATAACAAACCCCTTATTTTTTTTGTTTCGTGGCAATGGTCAACACATAAACTCTTTTTATGTTTATTATTTAATTGAGAAATATGTTTATTACAGATTTTACAACAACCTTTTTGTTCTAAAAACATTTCTTCATATTGTTTTAAATCAATACCATAAGCTCTTTTTAAATCATAATCCTTCATTACTTTAGAATCATATTTATTTCTCATTTTTTTATTATGGCAATCTTTACAATATGGTTGAGTTCCTGAAGTTCTATTACTTCTTTTAACAAATTCAATAATTTGTTTTTCTTTATTACATAAATTACAAGTTTTCATAGCCTTAGAATTTATGGGTGAGCCGCATTATCTGACCATATACTGGGTGGTGAAGGTATGCTTCTATTGCTTTTGATGAGTGTTGATACCCTTGTTTGTGATGCCAACTATCCGTTCCCGATGGGCTACGTGAGCTTTCAACTGTTATTCCGATATAATCTTTTGATGTTTTATGGTGTACGTGGTGAGTATAAATATAACGGTGTTTTGTATTAGCCCATTCTTTTTTAAACTCCTGAGCCATCAATAATGGCAAATCTTGATTCTTAGCACCATCACCATGAGTTGAGCCAATTAGGTTATCTCCATAAACAAACGCTTTACGGTGGCTTATTGATGTATCAAAAGTTATATTTTTACTTAGTTTAAACCACGCTTGTATAGTTTGGGCTAAATACCACCCAGCCATATAATCATGATTTGATGGATTGTGTATTATGTGAACGTCTGCAATACCAACAAGTTTTTCAATAATTTGAACATATAACTTTTGAGCAACTAAAAAGTTTTCAAACCACATTCCATCCGTATCTTGTGGAGTTCCGCTTGTTGTACTTCGTTTTGTATTATCGGTGTGTAAAATATCGTTACCAATAATCAAAACTATCTTATCAATATTGAATGATTCAAGTCTTTGAATTATTTTATCTATTCCTTCATGTACTCTTTTAACTGCTATATTTGAATTGTAATTATCGCCTGATTCATATTCGGTTGCTAGTTTACCTATGTGTATATCTGCCGGATCTATAACTAAACAATGGCAGTCTTTTAATTTAGTTCTTTTAATTACAGGATATTTAGGTGAATGTTTATCCATATCCTTAATAATATTTGCTTTTAAATCTTCTAAACTTTTTTCTTTAGGCTTTGCAAATATTGAGAATAACTCACTTTTGTACCAATAATGTTTTACTTCGTTGGGGTCTATTCCTGCTGCATGACATTCTTCGTCAAGTTTAGATTTTTGGGTCCTATATTTCATTAGCAAACTTTCTTCGTCGTCGGTAAGTCTGTATCTAACATTATTGTTTAGTTCCGCTTTACCTACATTAGATTTTGCCATAAGTTGGTTTTTTGTGTAAATATAACTAAAATTTATTAACTTTGCACAATGATTAAGATTTTAATAAAACCGTTATCGATCAATGAGGCTTACAAAGGTAGGAAATTTAGAACAGTTAAGTATCAATGGTATAAAGAGAATGTTGCTAAACTGTTACCATCTAATTACGTTTTACCTTTACCACCTTATTTCATTCACTTTGTATTTGGTTTTAGTTCTGTAAGTTCAGATTGGGATAATTGCATAAAAACAACCCAAGATTGTATAGCTGAAAAATATAATTTTAATGATAAATTAATCCGTAGAGGGCTTGTAGATATTGAGATTGTGCCAAAAGGTAAAGAATTTTTTACATTTAAAATTGAACATTTAACAAAATAAATTTGCAAAATCAAAAATAATTTTTTATATTTGCCAAACCTAACTGCAAGTAGGATGTAAAATAATTACTCGAAAAGCCCTTTATTAAACGTCTTGCAGCGTTTTTTAGAGGGTTTTTTATTAACGGTCAATTTGCAACCATATAGCAAATACAAATTATGAATGTAAAAACAATTTATTGTTGTGATGACGTAAGTCATAAAACAGAACTATTAGCTTATGCTAATGAATCAAACCAAATTTATATTGAAGTATATTTACCAGATGATGATTCTGGTTACTATTCTCAAAGTATTGTTTTGGATAAAAAAACTGCCATAAGATTGGTTAAAGATCTTAAAAGACAAATAGCTTACATTAATGAAAGTGAGGTTGGAAATGTCTAAATTAGGTTATACTTGGTATCCTAAAGATTGGGGTAATTCTGAAAGCGTGTTTGAATTAAATTTAACAGAACGTGGTTTATATAGAGAATTTATAGACCTTGCTATGTTAAATGATAATACTACTGAAATTAAAAAAGATGTTTGGATTCGTAAATTTTGTGTATCAAAAGAAGACTTAGACTTTATTTTATGTAAATTAATTACCCTAAATTTAGTAGAAATTATAGATAATATTTTATTTATACCAAGCTGCGAAAGCCGTTTAAAATTGGTACGTGGAGGTAGTAATGGGGGTAAGAAAAGTAAGCCTACCCCGAAGCCTTATAGTAAGCCTACCCCGAAGCCTTTTGGAAGCCTTGACGAAAAAAACACGAAGCCTACCCCGAAGCAAATAGAAAAGAAAGAGAAAGGAAAAGAAATAGAAAGTAAAATAAAATTAATAGATATTTATTTTGAAGATTTTAAAAATTCATCCTACCTTGAAGATATTTGCAATAGGCAAAAAGTAACCAAAGAACAAGTGTTAAATAAGTTAGAAGATTTTAAATTAAAAATGAATTTAGAATATCCTGACTACATATCTTTTTGCACTCATTTTAAAAATTGGTTTTCTAAACTTGGAATAGTTGGCGAAAAGAAAGAATATTTACTAACTTCGCCACAAGGTAAACATAAGTTTTTATTTACAGAAGACGAACTAAAGGCTAAAAAGCTAACTGGTTACTGGAAGGAGCAACATGAATTATGATAGTAATTAACCCAATAGACAAAAAAGAATACGACATCGAGGTAAGCAAGAATGGTGAAAACCAAATGACCTGCCCTGAATGTTCACCTAACCGTAAAAAGAAAACGTTAAAATGTTTTAGCTTTAACCTTAATAAAAATGCTGGCAGGTGTAACCATTGCGGAGTGGTATTGGTAGCCAAAGAAGATAAGCCTGTTTTTGTAGAACCTGCTAAAGTTTACAGTAAACCAATTTGGAACAATAAAACAGAATTATCAAATAATGCCGTTAAATGGTTTGAAAGTAGAAAGATAACACAAAGTATATTAAATGAATTTAAAGTTACTGAGGGGGCTGAATGGATGCCACAGACGCAAAATTCAGTTAACACCATACAGTTTAATTACTTTAAGTTTGGTGAGCTCGTAAATGTTAAATACCGGGATGGTGCTAAAAACTTTAAACTATTCAAAGATGGCGAAATGATTTTTTACAACCTAGATGCCACAATTAACAACAATGTTATAATAATTGTTGAGGGCGAAATGGATGTTTTAGCAATGGCTCAAAGTGGTTTTAAAAACGTTATATCAGTTCCAAACGGCTGCAACGATAAAGGCAAAATTAACATGGACTACCTAGATAATTGTATTGATTATTTTGTAGAGGATTGTAAATTCTTATTGGCACTTGACAATGACAAGGTAGGTAACCGATTAAAGGATGAATTAGCCAGACGTTTAGGTTACGAAAATTGCAGTACCATTACCTTTAAAGATTGTAAAGATGCCAACGACTGCCTAATTAAATACGGAATTATTGGGGTAACTGAATCTATTGAAGCTGCAAAAGAATACCCAATCGAGGGGGTTTTTAATGCTATTGATATTCAAGATTCAATATGGGACTATTACAATAATGGTTTACCAAGTGGCTTTGGTATTGGGATGCATGAGTTTGATATGTTTTTAAAGTTTCAGCCGGGTTACTTAACAGTAATTACAGGAATACCCGGTCATGGTAAAAGTGAGTTTTTAGACTTTTTGATGTGCCGTTTAAACATTTCACACGATTGGAAGTTTGCTTTATACTCACCAGAAAACCACCCATTACAATTACACTTTAGTAAGTTAGCTGAAAAGATTATAGGCAAACCATTTGACGGGCAAAATAGAATGTCACCTTTAGATCTTACAACTACAATAGAATATTTAAAAGACGTTTTTTACTTTGTTAATCCTGCAGAAAACTTTACACTTGACAATATTTTAACAGCCGTTAAAAGTCTAGTCCGTAAAAAAGGAGTTAAGGCTTTTGTGATTGACGCTTGGAATAAGTTAGAACACAATTACAGTACAAACGAAACTAAATATATTTCTGAACAATTAGATAAAATAGTTACATTTTGTGAAAAGAATAGCGTACATTGCTTTTTAGTTGCTCACCCAACTAAGATACAAAAAGACAAAGCAACTGGAAAATTTGAGATACCAAACCTTTATTCCATAAGTGGCTCTGCTAACTTTTACAATAAGGCTGCAAATGGAATAACAGTTTACAGGGATTATGAAAACTTTACTACTGAGGTTTATATCCAAAAGGTAAAGTTTAAACATTGGGGACAAACTGGATGCTGCCAATTAGCTTGGGATAAAACAAACGGTAGATATTACAAAGGAATGCCAAATAATGATAGTTGGATTCAATCTAATAAACCAAAAGAACTTCAACAAAATGATAACTTTTTAACAAGCCCACTTGATATAATTACAAACAACGGTAAAAACGAAATAGATCCATTTTAGATATGACCCCACAATTAGCCTACCAAATAATTAAAAACTACCTTAAAACACATTCACTGCCTACTAAGGATGTGGATGTTTGGGTAGGGGATGTTAAATATACTTGGAATTATTTATTAAAACTTTGTTACAATATAAAATAAATTATTATATTTACATCCGATGACGCATAAGCAAGTAATCGAGGTTATAATATCAAACGACAGTTTTTTGAAATACTGCCATAAATTAGCGTCACCACGTACACACATAGCAGAAGACTTATACCAAGAAACTATCTTAGCTATCTGTGAAACTAAAGATGATCGTTTTGTTAAGGCATACAATGATGGTTACCTAAGCCCTTTTGTAATTAAAACAATTAGGAATATTTGGTTAAAGCGAAATACATTTAAACAACATACAGATGGCTCAACTTCTAACTTAATGGAATACGCTAACACCTTACAAAACATAGATGCTTTTGATTTTGATAGGACTTACATAAATCAAATATCTAAAGACTACGACCCGACAGCCGATATAGTTTTTGAAGCTGCAAAGAAAATAATAGCTAAAGATAGTGATAGCGATAGAATGGAAATAAGATACCGAGCGAGGGTTTATAACCATTCAAATAATAACATTGCAGGCTTTGAAGCTATTAAATCATTTAAAAACGCTGGTCGTTTTTCGCAATACATTGGAATAAAAAGATGTGCCATTTATAAAAGTTGTAGGGAATACCAAGAGATTTTAAAAAGTAAACTAAAATATATTATCAATGGTTAATTATTTATACATCGCTTTATTTGCCTTTTGGTTTGCTGAACTTTCAACAATACCACAACGTATTTTAATAGCAACGGGCTTTAAACATTTATACCCATTCAGTTGCGTAAAGTGTTTATCCTTTTGGATGGCTCTTATTTACTCTTATAACGAACCGTTTTGTATAATTATAGCAGGAGTTACCTCTTTACTATCAATGACTATTTGTTTAATATTTAATAGATTAAGATGACCAGAGACGAAGCAATGGATGTGTTAGTTAAACACTCTCAGTTTTTTGAGATTTATAGTAAAGAACTATTTATCCCTAGAGGATGCGAGGGCATTATGGCAGAAATAATAGCAGCTTACAAAGTAATTAATAACGGTTACGTTTGCTCATCATGTGGTAACGAATTGATAATTGATGCTAATAGATACCGTTTACACAGAATGAAAGAACTTAATTTAAAACACCATACGTTTGATGAAAATACTCCTAATACACAGCTTTAACATTAAAGATAACAAGCCAGAGTTCAACGCTGTGTCTTATTATCGCATGAATAAACCGCATGAAGTTTTAGCACGTTTAAACCCAGACTTTGAAATTGTGCATTCTAAACCTAATGACATTTATCCTGATGACTTTTTAAAAACTATTGACTTAGTTTTATTTTGTCGTGAAATAGATAATAGCAACGGAATTATAGAAGCCCTTAATAAGTTAGGCATTCGTTTTGGTTTAGATCTTGATGACTATTGGATTTTGCCTGAAGACCATTTGTTATACGAACATTATAAAGAAACTAATAAACCACAATTAATAATAGATTCAATTAAAGCGGCTCACTTTGTTATTTGCACAACTGAAATATTAGCCGGTAAGATTAAAGAACACAATAAAGAAGTTTATGTTATTGAAAATGGTATTGATACGGATGATAGCGTGTGGCAAAACAACCACGTAAACTCTAAACGGATTAGATACGGATTTACGCAAGGCACAACTCACATACCCGACGTTATGTCTATTCATAAAGACGTGCAAACTGCTTTATACGATGCAGACTTTAACCGTAATTGCCAAGTTATCTTAACAGGTTGGAACGCTATTAAAAGCGAAGAGTCGGTTTATATTGGATATGAACGAATGCTAACCGATAACCTTAAAACACTTTTACCTGTTGAGCGTGAGTATTGTTTGCGATTGGTTAAATATAAGTTCCCTAGTGGTATTAGTAAACCATACCGTAGAGTGGGTGCTTTGCCGGTATATGAATTTGCAAAGGTTTACGATGAAATGGATATTTTAGTTGCGCCTTTAATAGACAATGATTTTAATAATTGCAAATCAGAGTTAAAAATGATTGAAGCAGGGCATAAAGGATGTGCATTTATGGGTCACAATGTTAACCCTTATAGTTCTTTAATGACTAAAAAGAATAGCTTTGATTTGACTTGGGGAAACTTTTACGAATGGTCAAAATACATTCTAAGTAATCCTAACTTAGTAAAAGATACGGCTGCACAATTAACTTTAGATACTAAAAAATATTCATTAAATTTGCTAACTGATAAACGTAAAGAACTTTATGAGCGATTCAAATAAACTCTACCACTATTACCACATATACGCAGACGGTCAATGGTTAGAACCAGTTAGCGAACATATTAAAGCCCTACGTAAATGGGGGCTTATTGATAACCTTGCAGCGTTCCGTATTGGAATAGTTGGGGCAGACCATAACCGTACAGCCGTTATTCAATACCTAATTAACGAACGTATTAATTTTGATGTGATAGCAACATCCGATACAGGTTGGGAGCAGGTTACTCAAATACCTATGTATGAATTTGCCCAAGATAATGACGGATATGTTTTATATGCTCACTCTAAAGGCTCATCACGTCCTGAACAACCTAATCAATCATGGCGAAGATCAATGACTTATTACAACGTTGGTCAATGGCAAATAGCAGTACAAAAACTAAATGAGGGCTTTGATGCAGTTGGTCAACATTGGATGCGACCATCACATCATTCAGTTGAACACAGAGGTAGTCCTTTTTTTGGCGGTACATTCTGGTGGACTTCATTATCTCACGTTCGTAAAATGTTAGCACCCCCTGTGTTTAATAGGCATGATGCTGAAGGTTGGATAGGTTATGTTAATGGCGAAGATATGAAGTGCTTTGACTTTACAGGTCATATTTCTGCTCACCCATGTTATTCGATGTGGACAATAGAAACTCAACAATGGATATACGAATGAAACTAAATATATTTACACCTTTATTCCGGAGTGGAATGATTAAGAAAGTAGCCGACTCAATACCCGACTATGAAGATATTAATTGGATTGTTGTAATTGCCAAACACAGAGAGATACTTATTAAAGAATGCCAAGCATATAATATTCCTTACTTAACAGTTGATTGTATTGATGACTTAAGCGGAGTAGGTAAAAAAGTTAACAAAGCCTTAGATAATTTAGAAGATGGTTTCTTTTTTGGTTTAGATGACGATACTACATTCAATCACAATACCTACGATATATTTAAAAAGTATCAAAATGATTATGATATGATTGTTGGGCAACAAAGATTGTTAGACGGTAGTATTAGAATAGCACAAAAGCCAGCGCATTGTTATACAGATGGAGCGCAAGGATTAATAAGAACTACCTTAATAGATGGTTTACGCTTTGGATGCTTTACGACTGATCCCGTAGCAGACTGCAACTTTTTATTAAATTGTTGGGATAAGTCAAATAAAAACCTTATCTTAGATGAAGTAATTAGTAACTATAACTTTTTAAGATGATAGACTTTAGTAAAATGACGCTACCTTGTGATGTAGCAAACTCACATATTTTAGGTGAGATAATTGTATGTTTAAACTAATGCAGGATATTTACGAATACCAAACAGAATGGCAAAAAGTGAAGAATTTATAACAAGCCTACCAGAATACGCTCAAAAATATGTTGAGGTATGTTTAAACCATTCTAAAGAAGTGGCAACAGGTAGCGGAAAGATAGTTAACCAAAAGGAAAGGCATATACCTACAATAGCGTTCTTTTTGAATATATGGCTTCCAATGAACTTGGGTGATACAATTGCTAGGAAGACTTATTACGAGTGGTTAAAAGGCGATTGTGAGCAAAAAAGTAACACTATAAAAAAGATAGACGATTTATTTTGTTCTTTAGCTGTTGATATTGTAGCTAATGAGGGCAAAGGAATATTCTATGCAAAGAATAAATTAGGCATGACTGATAAGGTCGAAGCTAAGAATGAGAATACAAACCTCAATACAACAGTTGAGATTATTAAAAGCGATTCGCCACTTAGTAGTAATGAAAAGGATATTAGTTTAGATTAATGTGTTTAAAACCTCATGCCTATATGAAGCTAATTACTTTGCTACCGAAGATGTACTCGTAAACCAAGGAGGATCTTCGTCTGGGAAAACATATTCAATACTTCAAGTCCTATTCACTAAAGCCATTCAATCGCCAATAGTTATCACAGTTGTTGGTGAATCAATCCCTAACTTAAAAGCCGGGGCGTTACGTGATGCCTTAGATATCTACAACAATAGCGAACAACTTAGGCATAAGATAGCAGACTACAATAGAACAGACCGTATCTTTCAATTTGCTAATGGCTCTGTAATGGAGTTTAAAAGCTATGAGACCGCTCAAGGTGCGAAGTCTGGTAAAAGGGATTATCTATTCATAAACGAAGCGCAGGGTATAACATACGATATATTTAACGAATTGTATATGCGTACCCGTAAACAAGTTTATATCGACTACAATCCAAACGCTGAGTTCTGGGTGCATGAAAATCTAATAGGTACGGATGGCGTTAAACTATTCATATCCGACCACCGGCACAATCCTTTTGTTGCTCAAAAGATACGAGATAAAATAGAGGGCTTAAGGTTTAAAGACATGGAACTATTCAAGGTTTATGCTCGTGGCATGACTGGTAAAATAGAGGGCTTAGTCTTTAGAAACTTTGATATTGTAGATAACATTCCTTTGGGTGCTGAGTTACTTGGAATAGGTATGGACTTTGGCTTTACTAATGACCCTACAACGGTTATAAAAGTATTTAGATACAATAGTGAGATATACATAGACGAGCTGTTATATCGCACAGGATTAACAAATAGCGATATTGCAAACGAATTAACAAGGTTAGGTGTAACAAGAGCCATGCCAATAGTTGCTGATAGTGCTGAGCCTAAAAGTATTGAAGACTTAACAAGGGCAGGTTTTAATATTCAAGGGGCTAACAAAGGAGCAGACTCAATCCGTAATTCAATAGACACTTTAAAGCAATTTAAGATTAACATAACCCGAACGTCAACTTATACCATAAAAGAGTTTAGGTCCTATAAATGGATAGATGGTAAAAATATACCCGTTGATTTTAACAATCACACTATTGATGCTATTCGTTATGTAGCTCTTAATAAGATAAATAAAGGTTCAGGTCGTTATTCATTTGCCTAAAACAAATCAACTTTTTTAGTATTTAATAGGTATATGACAATACCTTTTAATTGGAATAAAGTAACCATTGAACAATACCAAACCATCTATCCCCACCTACAGGGCGAAGTAGATTGGTCACGTATCATTTCATTCTTTACCGGCAAAACCTATGACGAAGTTGAAAACTTAGATTTAAAGCATTACAAGTACTTAGTTAAAAGCCTTTCATTCCTTACCAAACCCATCCAACCTAAAGTATCATTTAAGTCTTTTACTTGCGGCTTATTAAAATCTGTTAAGTATAAACCACAACCTAAGTTAATTACATGGCAAGGTGGTAACTTTTACAAGGCATCACGCTCGGTAAACGATATAAACGTGGCTCGTTACATTACGATTAAAACGTTAATGGAGCAGCCCGACTACTTTCCTAATAAACTACACGAACTTTGTGCCTTAACTTATGAGCCTGCTCAATACCTATCATTCAAATACGATGGTAACAAACACGCTGAGGTAGCAGATAAGTTTCTAAACGCACCAATGTCGATAGCACAACCAAGTGTTTTTTTTTGCTTAGAAGTATTGGCGAATTGGAATCTAAATACCTTGGATTATTTGGAGGGGGTAGAAGCGATGAAGACGATCAACAAAGAGATCGAAACCGAACTGAGAGAGAAAGGTTTGTCGATTTTTGGGGATGGATTCACATAATTAAAGAGGTATCCCAAGCTAATAGAATAACAGAAGACGATGTGCATGAGTGGGGTGTAATAAGATTATTAAATGAACTATCTTATCTTAAGGATAAGAATAAAATGGAGGCTGAAGAAATTGAACGTCAACGAAGAAATAGATAAATTACTAAATGACTTTACTGAAAAGTGGGCAAAGGATTTAGAGGTATCTTTATTTGACGCTCTTAAAAAAGGCGGTAGAGGTAACCCAAGTGCAGTAGATATAAGGTTTAAAGGTGGGGTTAGTTATGGAGTTGGCAAGGTAACGCTTGGTGTATATGCCGATAAAGACTATTGGTACTATATTGAAAATG